AGCATTAAAGGTAGCAGAGGGCATACCGCTTGTTGGTGGGTGGATGCAAGATATAGCAGGCGCGGTATCACCAGAACTTCAAGAAAAAACTAAAGCGTTATCAGAAGCAAAGCAAAGCCAAGACCCTATTGAAAGCACTGCACTGCAAGTTGGTGGTGCTGTAGTTCCTTCAATTATTGCTGCGCCACTGGCTGCTCCAGCATCATTTGTTAGTTGGTTATCTAAACTTCCTACATTCCAGAAGATAGCGGCTGTCTCAGGCACAGGCGGTTTACTTGGCTTAGTAGAAGGCTCAGTAAGTGGTGCTGGTAGAGGCGGTGAAGGTGGGCGTTTAGAGGGTGCAATAGAAGGTGGAGCCATAGGTGGTGCTGGTGGTTTTGCTGGTGGTTTATTGCCTCCAGCATTAATTAAAGGTTATGAAAACCTAAAGTCATCATTCAGAAATGTAGGCGCAGAGCAAATAGCCGCATCTTTAAAGATATCAGTTCCATCGGCTCAAGTATTATCAGCTACATTTCGGGATGCTGGTACAGACATTAAAGCAGCTTTGCAGAATATCTTTAACGCTGGTGAAGAAGGTATGCTGGCTGATTCTGGGTTTGCAGCACAGGCATTACTAGACGCAGCAGCAGCGACAGGCGGTAGAGCTTCACAAATAACTTCTGAGGAAGTTACAGGACGAGCAGCTAGGCAAGGTGCAGCACTATCAACTTCTATGGATGATGCTCTAGGTGAGTTACCTAAAGTAGACGATCAAGCAGCAGACGCTTTAGACATGGCAGAAAACATTGCCTCATCTACTAGAGTGCCAAGACAAGAGGCATACAACCTTGCCTACAACACGCCTATTAACTATAGCGTACCAAAAGGCATGGAAGTTGAAAGGGTTTTTAATGCATTGCCTAATCGTTTTAAAAGTTCAGCTATTGCTAGGGCTAACGAAAAAGCAGACCTTGTTGCTTATCAAACTGGACAGCCAAAACCACAACAAATACTAGCGGATATTGCCGAAGATGGATCTATTAGCTTTTCAGTAATGCCTAGCCTACGTCAGCTAGATCAGATTAAACAAGCTTTAGGTGAAGTTGCATTTAAAGAAGTTGATAGCTTTGGAAGGCCAACGGCAGACGCTTTAGATGCTGTGCAATGGTATCGTGCAATATCTTCTAAATTAAAAGACGCTTCTCCAGAGTACAAAAAAGCAGTTGATCTAGGTGGCGATAAAATAAGCCTAGATAATGCGTTAGAACTTGGTTTAAATATGTTAAGCCCTAAAACTTCTGCAAGGGACGTTGTTAGAAATATGAAGGGTGCTGATGATATTGAAAAGCAGTATGCAAAGCTTGGTGTAAGAAGTGCTATTGATGATTTAATAAACAATGTTAAAGCTACCGTTGCCTCTCCCGACATAGATATTAATGCACTGCGAACAGTTTTTACTAAATTATCGTCTAAAAACTCTCGGGATAAGATAAAGCATCTTTTAAGTGCGTCAGAGGCTAAACAATTATTTAAAGACTTAGATCAAGCACAAATGTCGTTAGCTTTAAGGGCGGCTGTTGCAATGAATTCAAAAACTAGCATAAGAATAACGCAAAAAGAAATGGTCGATGATATGACTGATATTGGTGCGTTTGCTCATCTTTTAAGGTTGGAGCCAGCAAAGGCAAGTCAAAGCGTGGTGCAGAAGGTTACAGGTGAAACAGACGCTCTTGGTGTCGCAGCAAAGCAGGAAATATACACAGATATAGCAAAAGTATTAACCCAGATGAAAGGCAAAGAGGCTAGAACAGCATTAAAGGTTATAATGAGAGCATCAAAAGCAGAGCAAGTAAGTAATGCTGAACTACAAGCCGTTAGTGATTTACTGCTTGCTAACTCAGGATTTGCTACAATAGCCGCTGGTTCAGAGTTAGCACAGACAAGGATTAACGGGGAATAGTAATGTCAAAAATGTCACAGGACGAAATACAAGGCGCAATCAAAGAGGCAATTGAATCTGCTATTGATTACGTTGACGGTGATATAGCTGGTCAGCGTGAACGCGCACAAAAGTATTTTGATGGTCGAGTGGACTTAGACCATGAAGAAGGCCGATCTAAAGTTGTGTCAACCAAAGTGCGTGATGTTGTTCGTGGTGCTAAACCCAGCTTAATGCGTATCTTTTTATCTAATGACAAATTTGTTGAGTTTACTCCAAAGGGTGAAGAAGATGTGGCTAATGCTGAACAGGCAACCACTTACGCACACTGGGTATTTAACAAGGTCGGTGGGTATAACATACTTAACAACGCCATTCACGATGCCCTATTAAAAAAAGTAGGTGTGGTAAAAGTCTGGTGGAATACTGAGACTATTGCAAAATCTTATAGCTACGAGAATTTATCAGATGAAGAGGTTGAAGCTTTAATCTCAGACGATGAAGTTGAAGTGGTTGAACATCTGCAAGAAGTCGAAATGGAAATGGATGAAATGGGCATGGAAGTCATGCGTAACGTCCACAGCATGATGATTTCGCACAAGTCAGAAGAAGGCTCTTTGGTTGTCGAAGGAATCCCACCAGAAGAATTCTTTATTGACGGTAATGCTAAGTCGATTGAAGATGCTTATATTGTATGTCACCGCACTGAAAAGCGTGTAGGCGATTTAGTTGCAATGGGCTATGAGATAGATGTCATTGAAGAATTAGCAGGCGGTGGCGGTGATTCTCTGGCTGGTGATGAAGAAAAGGTTTTACGCTTTGGCGAGACTTTAAGAGACTCAGACGACACTGTTAACGATCCATCTATGAAAACAGTGGTAGTCACAGAAGCCTACTTACGCATTGACACAGAAGGTGACGGCATACCCACACTGCACAAGTTTTTATGTGGCGGCACTAATTACGAAGTATTGGACATGGAGCCTTGGGACAAAGTTCCTTTTGCTGCGTTTCAAGTCGATCCAGAGCCACACGCGTTCTATGGACGGTCTTTGGCTGAACTGGTAATGCACGATCAAGACACCACTACAAGCGTCTTACGCGGCATTCTGGACAACGTAGCGTTAACTAACTCACCTCGCCTAGAAGTCAATTTAGATATGGTGGAGCTAGATGACGTTATGAATAATGAAGTCGGTGCTATTATTCGTAGTGAGCAAATTGGCTCAGTTAACCCATTAACGGTTCCGTTTGTTGCAGGATCTACGCTACCAGCACTCCAGTACCTAGATATGCTGGTTGAGGAAAAGACAGGCATTAGTAAAATGAGTATGGGCGTAAACGCTGATATGCTCCAAAATACTTCTGCAACGGCTGCTGCTTTAACGGCTCAAGCTGGTGCTGGTCAAGTCGAAGTGATGGCTAGAAACCTTGCTGAAGGCATGAAAGAACTGTTTAAATTAATACTACAGGTTTCCATTAAAAACTCCCCAGAAGAACAAATTATGCGCTTAAACGGTGAGTTTGTTGCAGTAGATCCTAGACTTTGGAGTGCTGACATGGATCTTGATATCAATGTCGGATTAGGCACTGGTCAAGAAGATGTTAAGGCCGCAGCGTTAATGCAAACATTCCAGACTCAGCAGCAGATTTGGCAGACTTACGGGCCTCAGAACGGCTTAGTTTCCATGACGCAGATGCGAAATACTTTATCTGACATGATGGCCTTGTCGGGCATTCGTAATGTTGACCGTTACTACGCAGCCATGACTCCAGAAAAAGAGCAACAGTTAATTGCAGCGCAGGCTCAACAGGCCCAGCAAGAAGCAGCTATGGCCCAGCAGCAGGGCGATCCGATGGCGCAGGCATTGATTCAAGCAGAGCAGATCAAGGCACAAGCCCGTATGCAAGGCGATCAAATGAAGATGCAAGGCAAGATGCAAGGCGATCAGATTAAGATGCAGTCAGATATGCAAGTTAAGGCTGCTGAAATGCAATCCGCACAAGGCAAGGAATTAGCCGAACTACAGCTTAAATACCGTGAATTGCAGGCTGGTGATGATCTAAACCGCGACAAGATGAATCAAGAGTTATTGATTGAGGCTGCTAAGATTCTAGGGCAATACGGATCTGCCGTTGATGTTGAGCGTGTGCGAATGATGCAGGCGGCTCCCCGTGATGCAATGGGTAATGTACAATGATCTTAAAGTCACAAGCTGAAAGATTACTCAAAAATGATACTTTTGTTGAAGTATTTGATATAATCAGAAACGAACAAGTAAAAAAGTTCTTAATTTCTGGAAAATCTGATACAGAGGCCAGAGAAGATGCTCACGCTATAACGAGGGCATTGAATGAATTTGAACATATTCTCAAACGCGCTATTGCTGATGAGGCTATAAAAGAAAAGCGCATTAAATAAAGGATAGCACCGTGGAAACGACTAACCCAAGTATCGAAAGTGCAGTTGATGCGCTGTTGGAAACAACTGAAACTGAAACAACCGAAACCGAAGTGGCAGAAGTTGAAGAGGTTGAAGTTGAAGATGAGGAAGCAGAATTAGAATCAGACGATGATGCAGAATATGCAGAATCAGATGATGATGATGATGAAGAATATGATGAGTCGGATGATGAACAAGCCGATCAAGTTGAGCCTAATACTTACTCTATCAAAGTGGATGGGGAAAATGTAGAAGTAACTCTAGATGATCTAAAGCAAAGCTTCTCTGGACAAAAATATATTCAAAAAGGCATGAAGCAAGCAGCAGAGCAGCGCAAGGCCGCAGAGGAAGCCTATAACGGGCTAAATCAGCAGCGT